AAATTGTCCACCGACGCGATCTGGTTCCACAGCGTCGTATGCGCCGCAATCGAACTCGCAAGCAAAACTGAATCCGGCGCCGCGTAGTGGCCGGGGTGCCACTTCCAGTCCATCGCGTCGAATACCGCTACCGCGCAGGTTGCGCTGGCGGTCAGGATGCCGTCCGACGCCTGCACGACGATATTGCCCGACGTACCAGCCGCCGCTGCCGTGACCGTCACGAGCCCGGTGCTGTTGATCGTGATGCCGCTGCGCGTCGTCGTGAGGCTGTAGACCACCTCGCTGCCTTCGGGATCGACGGCCGTGAACTGGATCGTGCCGCCCGTCGCCGCAATGCTCGCCGTCGTCGGTGCCACCGTGAACACCGGGGCGGCATTGCCCGCAGCCACGATGGTCGCCGTGCCGATCGTGCCCGTCTGGTCCTCGGTCCACGTCGCGAGCGACCAGGTATAGTCCTGTCCGCTGCCAGAGAGCCCGAACGAGCCGCGCACCCACCTCGAGGCGTCCGAGTTCTCGAAACGGATGTACCAGTTCGCGTCCGGCGTGCCGGTGGTCCCAACCGTGAATTCGGTCACTTCGCCCAGCACCACCACGCCCGAGACCGCCGTCGCCCACGGCGAGGCCATCGTCCCCGAACCCATCTCGGCATCGTCGCCGTCGAACACCTTGACGCTGATCGTGCCCGTGAGGCTCGCTACGATCGCCGCAGCGCGGGCTTGGGCCGTCGTGGCGGCATCGTAGGCGGCCTTCGTGGTGGCGTCGAAGGTGGCGCTCACAGGCGCGCCTCCCCGCTGATCTCGCCCGTCTCGAGCGTCACGTCCTCGCCGATGATGTCCACGCGCACAGTCGGGTAATAGAGCACGTAGGCGCCCGGTCCCTGCTTGGCACAGGACTGCAGCGCCTCACGCTCGGCGCGGTGGCGCGACAGGATCACGCCGTTGCGCGTCACCTCGATGAACCCGTTGGCGGTGATTTCGATCATTGCACGGTGGACGTGGCGCCTGAGATGCGCCCATCGGGGCCCTTCTCGAACTTGACCTTCTTGGGTCGCTCGACGGCCTGAATGACAGCCTGCATGCCCGACGTGAACACCTCGGCCAATTGCCGGAACCCGTCCATCTGCTGTGCCGCGAGCCCCTGCACGGCCTGCACCGTGGGCGCCTGTACCGCAGCCCCCGCCTGAGCGAGTGCCGCATTCGGCTCGGTCGTGAGCCGCGCACCGCGAGGCACGCCGTCCTTGCCGAGATCGAACTGCACCTGCTTCGGCGCCTGCACGGCCTCGATGACCGCCTGGAACCCTTCCTGCACGCCCTGCAGCGTCTGCACGACGCCCTCGGTGGTCTGCATCGCCGGGACCATCTGCAACGCCTGGATGGCCTGCTGAAGCTGCTGCAGGATCATCTGCTGCTGCTGGGCGATGGTCACGAGCCCCTGCTCGGCGCCCTGCGCGACTTGGCCGACCTGCGCGAGCGCGCCCTGAATCTGCTGGTCGTACTGCGTGAGCATCATCTGCTGCTCTTGCGCGGCCTGTTCGCCCTTGACCATCTTGGCGCCCTCGCCCTTGATCAATTCCATGATCTGCTCGCGCGCGCCCTCGAGGTCCGCCCCGGGTGCCGGCGGGCTGAACCCCTCCAGCGCATCCTCCACGGCATGACCCATCCGCGCGCGGCGCACGATCGAGAGCGCAATCTCGCGCCCCACCTCGACCGGCAAGCCCATCGAAACACCCTGCAGCACCTCGCCGACCGACCCTACAACCTCTTTCAGCCCGGTCATGTCGCGGTCGATCGTGTCGGCGACCGTCGAGTCGGTTTCCACGTCCACGCGGTACTCGCGCAGCTTGTCGCTGCGCAGCACCTGGCCGATCTGCTCCCACGACGGCTTCGACAGGGCCGCCTCGAGCTCGGGAGGTGGGGGCTGGCCCATCTGCTGCGCCTGCATCGCGATCTGCTGCGCCTGCGCCTGATCCTGTGCGGTGGGGAATTGCAGGTTCGTGATCTGCGCCAGCGTCTCGGGCGGATACTGCTCGGCGATCACCTCGGCCTTGATGCGGAACAGATCGCGCACCAGTCGCTGCACCTCGCGCTGCATCTTCTGCAGCCGCATCGTGCCCCACTGGCTCTTGAGCTTCTGCGCGCTCGCCGTCTCGTTCGCATCGCTCGAGCCGCGGATGATGTCCGACAGGCCCGTGAGTTCGTAGATGGTCGCCTTGATCTCGTTGCGCGCGACGTAGAGGCCGTCCAGCACCTGCCGCAGCCGCTCGATCGGCATCGTCCAGATGGCTTTGTCGAGTCCACCCACCGAGGCAATCTCGCTGATGTTCGCGACCGGGATCATCTGGTTCTCGTCGGCCGTCAAGATGTTGCCGATCTCGGAGAGGTTCGCGCTGTACGCGCCGCGCACCTTCATCGCGTCCACGATCTTGTTGATGCGCGCGCTGACCTTGTCGAGTTCCTTCGCCTGCTCTTCGTAGAGCTTGAACAGCGGAATCGGGATCAGCGTGCGTGACGATGGCACCGCATACGCCGGCCGCGGCAGCGGGAAGAAATCGCGCAGCTTGAGCGGGTCGGGAGCGGTCAACAGCGGGCCGGACTTGTAGCACGGCGCGATGAAGTGCGCCTGGCGCGTGTCGCGGTCCCAGATCTCCCACACCTCGACGGTCTTGAAGATCTCCTTGGCCTGCGAGTCCTCGACGCGATCGGTGTCCTTGCCCTGCGAATACGTGAGCGCTCGAGCGAGTTCGTCGCCGAACTTCTCCGCCGCCATGTCCTGCGTGAAGTCGTGCCGGAACGCGATCCACGGCACTTCGCCCCAGCGCTTACCCGGGCCACGCCTGAAGTCGTCCCACTGCACGCACTCGACGCGCACGGCATGTTCTGCAACACGTTCGGGCGACGGTGCGGGCTCGGTGCCCTCCTCGGCGACTGCACCCGCTTCAGGCGCACCGCCGACGAAGCGCGGCTCGTAGACGACACGCGCCACACCCCGCCCCGTGATGAGCATGTCCAGCACGGCCATCGACATCGCTGCATCGAGGTCGTAGCTGTCCACCTCGTAGCTCAATGCGCGCTCGATGACCTGGCTCACCGCCTTGCCGAGCGGGTCGGCATCGCGGAAGCGGCGGCGCACATCCGGCGCGGGCGTGGAGTTGTACAACGCAGGCGCCAGCGTGTCGGTGTTGGCCCAGAGGATGTTGAAGGCGTGCGTTTTCTTCTTGCCGCCCTCGTACAGCTTCCACAGGTCGTCGGCGTCCTTGCGCCACTCGCGCTCGACCTGCTCGGCGACGGCCAGTTCCGCGAGCCATCGGCGCACGACGCCACCCGGCGACTTCTCGATCTCCGCCGGGGTCGTGATGCTGACGGTCTCGTCGGTCGCCATTACTCAGCCCCCAGCCGCGCGCGACGCCGCTGCGCGATGATCTCGTTGATGGTCAGTTGCGTGGACTTGTCGAAGCGAACCGGCTTCGGCTTGGGCACGGCGCGCACCCACGGGCGGGCAGCACAGGCGTAGCGCGTCTCATCCCCTGCGTGATCCTCGCCGTCGGTGTCCACGTCCTCGGGCCGCTTGTCGTCGTGCTGCAGCGCCGGCAGCGTGCGGATCGTGTGCGTGCAGGTGCTGAAGAAGTAGATCATCGGCCGATCGTCTTCACCGACCAGGCGCTGCCGCAGCAGATCCCAGCCGCCCATCGCACCTCGAGCGCCCACCCGCGCATTGTCGGCGCGCTGGAAGTACACCTTGCGCGAGGCCATGCGCTCGGCGATCGACGGCCCGCCGTCCTGCGCGAATGCGGCGGGGTCCAGCACGCTCATGTCGATCTTCTCATCGCCCGGCTCGCGATCGATGATGCCGTCCGCGACCGCTTCGGCGGTGAGCTTCAGGCCCACGTTGGGCGTGTTCGGCTTCATGCCGTACCACTCGCGGTACTTGATGATCGCACCGCGCGGATACTCGGCGAACTCGCCATCGCTCACGGCGTACCAGCCCACGCTGAAAGGTCTGGCACTACCCCAGTCCATGCTGCGAAAGCGCACCCAGTGCTTCGGCAACTCGAGCGGCGCGATGACGTGCTTCGCCATGTTGAATTCGCTGAAGAACGCACCCGTCACCACCGACCAGTCGCCCTCGAGCCAGGCGCGCACCAGCTCGGGCGAGCCCGAGGCTCTCAGGCGCGAGATGTAGCCGGGATCGTTGTCGAGCAACTCCCGGTTGTCACTCACTCGCGCCGGGATGTACACGCGCTCAAGGCCCGACTCATCATCGACGATGACCTGATAGCCCATCGGCGCGGGGTCCACATAGCGCGCGCGCACCCATTGGTGGCCCGGTCCACCCGGATTGCCTGTCGCCCTGAACCCCACCGGCACGCCGGCACTCGAGCGCAGCGTGGCCATGAGCTTCATAATCGGCGCGGCGTTTGGGAAGTTGCCGATTTCCTCGACGTAGACGCGCGTGTAAGCGTGGCCCTGATAAGCCTCCGCGTCGGCGTCGTTGTCGAGAAACGCGAACCGCAAGCGGCCGTTGTCAGGGAACCGCCAGAGCTTGTCGGTTTCGTGGAATGCGGCGCCGAGCTTCGGGTACAGCATCTTGCTGCGCTCGATCGTGTCGTAGAGTTCGGTGCGCGTGCGCCGGACCATGAGGCCGCTGGCGTTCTGTCCGTGGCGTGCTGCGTGTGCGGCGAAGTCTCCCAGCACGCCATCTGTTTTCCCCCGCCTCTGGCTCCCCCGAAAAATACCTCGAACACGGGGCAACTCAGGAGTGCGGTTTGTGGGCCAGGCTGGGCACGCCAGATGACTTCGCGTTCTGTGTCAGCCATGCGTCCACCGTCTGTGCGACAACCGGCACCTCCACGAGGTAGTGCGACACCGCGAGCCTTGAATCGACCTCGAGGCGCTCGCCGTAACGCTTCGGGTTGAGCTTGGCCGCGCGCCACTGCAAGGCGGACAACACAACCTTCGCGGCCTGCGGGTCCAACTCGCCCGACTCGACGCGATCGGCCACCCCAAGAATCCGGTGATCCATGAACTCGGCCTGGGCCTCGCGCGCACGCGCGCACCGCGTCTGAAAATCACTGCGCTCGTCCATCCAGGCGTACACGGTGGCGCGGCTTGGCATGTCCGAGTCTTCGCAGATACGCACGAGCGTCTCACCCTGAGACAGGCGGTCGCAGATTGTCGCGGCCAGTGCCGGGCTATAGGTGCTCGGGCGTCCCACGGGGTTCTTATGCCCCAGTCTCGGTCTCAGGGGAATCGGGTGGACGCTTGTTGACCAGCCTGCGGTACTCGCGCTCGACGCGGCGGATGGTGCTCTGGGAGCAGTTGAACTCCATCGCCAGCACCTTGAGCAGCCCCTCGCGCCAGCGCAGGCGTCGCTCGAGGACAATCGCTTCCTGCTCCGGGGTGAGGCGCTTGGAGGTCATCGGATGGCCCCAATGGCCTGCAGGGCTTCCTCGGGCGTCCTGACGACGTACACCGGCAACCCCTTGCGCTGGCACTCGGCAATCGTCTCGGTCTGCGTGGCGCGGTCCTTGCGCGGCTTGCGCTCGCCTTCCCGTTTCACCTCGAGCAGCAGGAACCGGCCGTGAAACGCCACGAGCAGGTCAAGCGGCAGCGACAGCCGCCAGACGTGCGCGCCGGCGGCCTCGAGCGCCTGCACGATGGGCCCCTCGTTGGCGTCGCGCTTGGCAGCTCGGCGCCAGACGGTCATGTGTCCTCCCGGCTATCTTGCTCGCAGAGTTCCCGCGCCTCTGCGGCGGTTTTCAGGTTCGTGGCGACGAGGTGCGAACCGTCCTTGTGCTGCCTCGTTTGCCAGACCTCGAAGAAGCCCCCGGCGTTGCCCTCAAAGCCGATCGCGCAGATTGCGTAGCAACCGCATTCGGACTTCTCGGCGTACTTGTCCACGCGGGTCCAGTTCACCGGAAGTCCACCCCGTAGGCGTCTGGCGGCAGGTATTGAATCGGGCCTGGCTGAAACTGGTTAAGGCTGAACTGGCGCAGATTGCGATGGAACCACCCGGCCACGTCGCAGCACGATCCGGTCCCGTGCCGCTGCTTGCGGATGCTCACGAGCATGGGCGTCGAATCACCCGCAATGCTGGTTTCATTGGCCGCGCGGCGCACGAACAGTACGTTGTCGGCCAATCGCCCGAGGTCTGCACTGCCGGCCACGTCGTTGATGTCCGGCGCTTGGTCGGCGCTCACGAGCTTCCGAGGATGCGCGACCAGGTGGATATGCACCCCAGACCGGCGGGCAGTGGACGCCAGCGCGGTCGCGAATTGCCGCTGGGCCTCCCAGTCCGTGCTGTTCACGTCCAAGCACATGAGGCTATCGATGATCGCGTGACGCACCCCGCGCTTTGCCAGCACCCGGATCGTCGCGAGGATCTGCTGGTGATGCGCCAGCCCGATCACGCCCC